TCTTGTCGAACATCGTTACTTTCTTTTATCTCAACGCATGGAAAAAGAAAAAGATCCAAAAGAATTAAACAAGTTACAAGAATTATCTGATAAACTAATTGTGTTAAAACGAGGTTAACTTATGCAGTTATCACACTTTCATGTTACTAAAACTAAATCACCAGTCGATAAAATGTTTCGAGCATTTGCTAAAGCATCAGCTCTCGATCTCGGATTTATTACCGAAGACGATATAAAAGCTAAACGCAATATCAATGCTTTACATTGGGTTCCACTCGGTTCTTTCAGAAATAAAAAGTTAGCTTACGATTATATAGCTACTTTAAAGACGAATAGTGTAACGGTAGCACAATAAGCTCCAACCTTATTAGTCTGGGTTCAAATCCTAGTTCGTCTGCCAAGAATTACAAGTCCTTCGCGCTGGACCACCCTAGGCCTCCGGAGGACTTGTAAAGCGATGAGAGTTAATGCCTCCTACGGATAGTGACTACACGCTCACTTGGCATGGTGAGATCGCAAAAATAAGCCCAAAGTACACAACGTACTCTGGGCTTATTGATTTTTAAAGCGAACCCACATCCGCTAGTCTTGCAGTGCTGCGATTCTTGCGGCCAGCTCCTCTTCAGATAACTCGCCGGCGTCCAACGCTAATGACGTCTGATCGATTCTCTGTAACTTTGGCTGCTCAAACTCTGCAAGTGCTAACGCTAATCTTTCAATAGTTTCCTGGTCTTCAACTTGCATGGCCTTAACTAATTGAACTTTTAAAATATCAACGGCTGATGGCATCTCAGTGATAACATCATCTCTAATCTTTTTAAACTCAGAAGCAGATATTTTCATTGCTTCTCGTAGAGCTTTATTTCTTCTGCGAGTTTCAGCACCTTTTGCTTGCATCTCTTTTGCTTTATCCGATGTCATAATCGGTCGCAGTTGTGCAAGTGAATTCGGATGCTTTCCGCAATTTTCATATCCCATAATAATCTCCCGGGTAAGTAATTACTTAAAGGAGACATTTAATTTTTAACAACCCACATCCGGAGATTCCAATGCGCAGAATAAATCCTATTGCAAAAGCGTTAGCTACAAATCGCCGGCGTACTTCAAGTCTTGTTGTACCTAACAAGAAAAAATATAATCGTAAAAAAGCTAAAGAAGTGGCTATCGCCACTTTTGATAAAGATATTAATAAAGAAAGGTAGGCTATTATGGCTAAAGTTACTGCTACTAAAATATTACAAGAAGCTATCAAGCTTAAAGAAAAGAAAAGTCAAGACTATCAAGGTTCAATGTTTTCTGAAGAAGAATACTTTCCATTTGGAAATGCATCATACATGCACATGATTCATACTAAATATTTACGAATGAGAAGTTTATCTGATAGACCATTTCAAGACATAAACTTTGAATCACTTGAAGATACATTAACAGATATGGCAATCTATTGTGCAATGTTTCAGGCATATTTAGAAAATAAAAGAAACAGTGAAACCTGGCCACCGCCAAATAATAAATATGTATAAATTTGAAATTATAGTTGAATACAAAAATAGAAATGCCTGGAGAACTAAAAGAGAAACAGCAAAAGAAGTACAAGCATACATTAAAACTATACATCAAGCAATCGACGATGTAAAATCTTATACTGTTAATATTATTCCAGGCAATTACTATACGAAAGGAAATGGTTTAAAATAATGGAAATACATCCAAATGAAAGAGGCTATAAAAGAATAGTCCATGATATTATACATAACGGTAGTTATCGCCAAACTAGAAATGGTTACGTAAGATCTTTACCAAATCAAATACTTAAGATTACTGGATTAGATCATGGGCTATTTCCAATTATAACTACACGTCAAATATTTTATAAAGGTGTTCTTGGTGAATATGCTGCTATGATAAGAGGTCCCAAGAATGTTAAAGACTTTGAAAAATGGGGTTGTAACTACTGGTCTTACCTAGGTAACGACGATGGTAGTCTTAATCTGGACTACGGTAATCTCTGGATTGATGCAGATGGTAGAAACCAAATGCAAGAAGTTGCTTATGAGCTTCGTAATAATCCAACTAGTCGTCGGTTACTTATTACTGGATGGGATCCTGGTCAATCAAATGATACTGATCTTCCCTGCTGTCACTACTCTTACCAGTTTTGGCGCGACGATAACTATCTGGATTTACTCTGGACCCAACGATCTGGTGACTTCATGGTGGGAATTCCTAGCGATATGGTGTTCGCTGCTACTATGCTTTCTTGCTTCGCCTCTTATGCTTGCGTTAAGCCAAGAAGTATTACTATGATAATTGGTGATGCACATGTTTATGAAGAGCATATTGAAACAGCTAAGACACAACTTGATAAAGTATGGTGGGAACCTCCAAAGTTTAGATTAAAACAACAATACAATATTCAAGGATTTAAACCTGAAGATCTTGAAATATTTCAATATAAACATAGAGGAAAATTAGATTATGTATTTAAACCGTAATAATTGGGTTGAAGATATTGCATTTATGCATGAAAAATATAAAGCAAAAGAGTGGGTTACTAAGAAAGTAGTTGAAGAAGACTATAAAACTTTAGATACTTTTCTTGCTCATAGAATAGATTTCTTAGAAGAAGAAGTAACTGAAACTGTAAACGCTTACGGTAACGGTGATGCGCAAGAAGTCGTTGACGGTTTAATAGATACAATCGTTGTTGCTCTTGGTACTTTAGATTTATTTGGTGTTAACTCAGCAAAAGTATGGGATGAAGTATATCATTCTAATATGAATAAAGAAGTTGGTATTAAAGAGTCTAGACCGAATCCACTTGGTGTACCTGATTTAATTAAACCTGAAGGGTGGGAGCCACCTAAAATTACAATAAAAGATTGTGGGTTATTACCTGCAGTATTAACTTATGGACGAGGGTCCGGAAAGGATTAGCATGAAGCTAGTTTTTGATATTGAAACCGATGGAATTGATGCAACTAAAATATGGTGTTTAGTTGTACAAAATGTAGAATCATCTGGTGTACATAAATTTACAGATGAAAATGATAAGTATCCTAATATTGCTGATGGTCTTAGACTATTGCAAGATGCTGAATTACTTATTGCACATAACGGTATTGGATTTGATGCATTTATAATTAATAAATTATATGGTATTGATTTATACGAAAAGAAATTCTTTGATACCTGGATTGCATCACAAGTATTAAATTACCGCAGACCTCATAAGCATGGCTTAGCAGGCTGGGGTGAACATCTTAAATATCCTAAATTTGAATTTAACGAATTTGATAAATACTCTGAAACAATGATGAACTATTGTGTAAGAGATGTTAAATTAAATACAGTTATATTCAAAAGACTAATGCAAGAATTTGAAGAGATAAGAATAAAGCAACCGTTGATTAGCCAAGGTTTATCTTCTGAAATGGAAGCAGCAAAGTTTGATGGTTATTGTAGATTATATGGCTGGGCATTCGATAAGAATAAGGCATTGATTTTATTGAATAAAATTGAAATGCGAATGAATGAAATCGAAAAAGTTATTGAACCTAACTTACCACCAGTTGTTAAATTAATTGATAAAGCACCGAAGACTGCTAAGTATACTAAGAAAGGTTTATTCACAGCAACCTCTGCAAAAATACTTTCTGAGTACTTAGGTGAAACAGTTCGTGCTGAAGACACTCATAAGTGGGAACCAGGTAAAGAGTTTCAACGTAAAGTTACTGTACCTGCAAACCTCGGTAACTTAACTCAAGTTAAAGAGTATCTATATTCTATTGGTTGGAAACCTGACGATTGGAAAATGGAAAGAGTTGGTCGTGAATTTGTAAAGAAAACACCGAAGCTAACTAAAACTTCATTAGAAAAGCTTGGTGAGAAAGGTATCTTTATTAACGAATGGACAACACTACGATCTCGTAAAGGTGTAGTTGAAGGTTGGCTACGTGATTTGAAAAACAATAGATTACATGGTAAACTCTGGATTGTTGGCACACCAACGTTTAGATGTAGACATGAAGTTATTGCTAATTTACCAGCAGTAGATGCTGAGCTAGGTAAAGAATTACGTGAGTTACTTATTGCTGAACCTGGAAGATTGATTGTAGGTGCTGACTCTAGTGGTAATCAATTCAGATCTTTAGCACATTATGTTAAAGATAGTAATCTTACAAATCAAATAATGAGTGGTGATATACATCAGTATAATGCTGACATTATTAAAACAACTAGAAGATTAGCAAAGACCTGGATTTATGCTTTCTTATTTGGTGCCGGTGCTACTAAGCTTGGTAAGATATTAACAGGTGTCGGTAGTATGAAAGCTGGTAAAGAATCTGTTGAAGCATACGGTAATGCTATACCTGGTCTAAAAAGTTTGAAAGAAAAGATTGAAGATATATGGATGACAACCGATAATCAGTTACAAACTGAAGGTTATATTCCAGGTCTTGATGGTCGTAAAGTGTATACACCTCAAGCTTATCAAACTTTAAATTATCTATTACAAAGTTGTGAAGCGATTACAACTAAGTCTGCCTTAGCATATCAAATGAAAAAGATTAAGGAAGAACATCTTGATGCAGAACCAAGACTTTATTATCATGATGAAGTAGCATGGTCTGTTGGTGAACAAGATGCTGACAGAGTATTAGAAATTCTTATCGAATCATTTGCTGAAGGTCCTAAAACAGTTGGTGTAAATATTATGGCTGGCGAAGGTACTATCGGTAAAAACTATGCGGAGGTACACTAATGACTGATGACACTAAATTAATTAAGTCAAGAAAACTTATTACAGTTACTCAAGACTTTATAGATCAACGCGATACTCGCGCTGAAAAGTATAATCCTAACGGAAGAACACTTGAAAAATTAAAACTAGATATTGAATGCGAAATTTATGAATGGGCTATGATTAAAGAAGGTCATTGGCAAGATTATGATGGCTGGAAAGCTGATGGCGTATTTGAAAATAAAGTATTTATTGATGTTAAGTTTATTAAAACCTGGTATAATATTGCACCTAAAAAGATGGTATATTTATTACAGCAAAGAGATGTTGTAACAGATTTTATCTTTTGTGAATGGGGAAGTCGACCTGAAAGATTATTAGAAGCAGGTGATGAAGTTGTTGTACATAAGTTAGGTACATTACGATACTGGGATCTAATTGATTTAATTAAACCATCTAGGTTTAACGGATTTTATGCAGATGTAAGAAAGGAATTGATACATGTCCGTCATTAATATGTTTGTAGATACTGATTCTATATTCTTTAAGATTGCATACAATGCAAAGAATCAAAATGAATTACGTAAAAGTTTTAATAGTTTTTGTAATACTATGGAACTTGCAATCAAAGATAGATTATGTAATCCATTTGATGAAGAAGAAAACTTTTCTGTATTATATGCAGTTAAAGGTTTAGATAATTATCGTAAGAAACTATCCGGTGATTATAAAGCTAAACGTCCTGAGCTTGATCAAGATGTTAAAGATAAACTAAACTTCTTACATAAACATGCTGTAAAGCGTGGTGCTATTGAAGCAACTGGTATGGAAGCAGATGATCTTGTTTCAATCTGGGCATACGAAGCACGTGAAAGAAACGAACAGTACGTAATTTGTGGTATTGATAAAGATCTATTACAGATTCCAGGTAATCATTACAACTATAATAAAGATACCTGGCAGTTTATAGATGATTCAACTGCACATTATAACCTAATGATACAATGTTTAACTGGTGATTCCACTGATAATATTATGGGTCTAAAAGGTATTGGTCCGAAGAAAGCAGCAAAACTTCTTGAAGATGTTTCAACTGCAGATCTCTGGAATAAAGTACAAGACTTATGGAAAGAACATGGTTATCATCATGAACAATGCTTAACAAGTTATAACTTATTACGTATGTTAAAATCATGGGATGAATATGAAAAAGTTAAAACATACATTCAAGATAAAACCGTTGTCAGCAAATCAGATGACGTACAGAAACAAAGCGATAAAGCAGATTCAGTACGTGAATTATCAAAATGATTTAAGGGATGAGATGAAGGGAGTGGTTTGGCCATTCTCTTCTGATCCTGTTTCATTTAAAATTATCGCAGGTTTTTCTAATAAAGC